CCTGAGGAGTTCCAAGTAAACGTAGAGCTTTGTAAAAAAGACTTCCGTTCTGACTGGGAGGCTGTACAAATGGGAATCTCTACTTTCGACCAACTTCCTCCTTCATTCGCTGATTTCCTAATTGCTCATGTAGCAGGGAAAGTAGCTGAGAAGACTGAGCAAAACATTTGGGGTGGAGTAAACGCTACTGCTGGTGAGTTTGATGGATTCACAGTTCTTATGGCTGCTGACTCTGACGTAAACGATGCTGCTAACGGATCTGAGACTTCATTCACTTCTTCTAATATCATTACTCTATTAGGAAATGTAGTAGATGCACTTCCTTCTGCTGTATATGGTAAAGAAGACCTTACTATCTATGTACCAACTGCTGCTTTCCAAGCTTACGTTCGTGCTTTAGGTGGATTTGGTGCTTCAGGATTAGGAGCAGCGGGTGTTGCTAACCAAGGTTCATTATGGTACAACATGGGTAACGCTCTTGCATTCGAAGGAATCAAAGTTCAGCTTGCCCCAGGTATGCCATCTGACCACATTGTAGCTGGTGAGGCTTCTAACTTATACTTCGGTACAGGATTACTTTCTGACCACAATGAAGTAAAAGTTCTTGACATGGGAGATCTTGATGGTTCACAGAATGTTCGTGTAATCATGAGATTTACTGCTGGAGTACAGTACGGTATTGGTTCTGACCTTGCCTTATTAACTCTTGCATAAGAAATAATTGTCTAATCAAAGAAGGGGTAGGTAAGCCTTGAAGCCTACCTACCCTTTTTTAATATAAAAATATAAACTATGTCTTGTACAATTGACACTGGAAGAACGCTCCCATGTAGAGACTCCGTAGGTGGATTAAAGAACGTATACTTCATTAATTATAGTGCTGCTGCTTCTATTCCACTTGTAGACACTGCTGGTGCTGAAGACACAGTTGCTTTTGATGGAACTTGGGATGCTACAAACTATAAGTATGAACTAAAAGGAACTTCATCACTTACTACCAACATCCAAGCTTCAAGAGAAAACGGAACTGTAGCTTTCGAGCAAGTATTAGAACTTACTCTTCCTAAACTATCTTCAGAAGATAACTATCAAATTAAACTTCTTGCTTGGGGAAGACCTCGTATTGTAGTTGAAGACTACAACGGAAACTTCTTCTTAGTAGGAAGAGAGCATGGTGCTGACGTAACAGGAGGTACTATTGTAACAGGGGCTGCTATGGGAGACCTAAGCGGATATACTCTTAGCTTCACAGCTATGGAACTTACTCCTGCTAACTCATGTACTGGAGCTATTGCTGATCCATCATAATAAGACTACTTAGTCTTTAACATAAGAAGAGGCCCCGTAAGGCCTCTTTTTTTATGCTTAAATAAAAACAAAAATACAACTCTTTAGTTACCCTATTGTGATACGATTACAACCTATAGTAGAAGGGCAGACATTTCAGATTATTCCGTCTTCGTATGACTTGACGGAATTAAATGCTGCTACAGTTACGCTCGTGGAGAACGGGGTGACTGCACAAGAACTTGATGGTTATGATGATGTTTGGTCTCTTGTTGATCAAGATTGGAATACTACAGAGAAGTACTTTGTAGCGGGAGGAGACACAAGGATTGTTTGCACACTATCGAGTAACGGAAATTTTATAGATGTATTCCTTGAAACTCCATTAGAGTTAAAAGAAGGACAGATATTTACATTTACTATTAAGAGTAGTACAGATATCTTCTTTAAGGATTTAATATACATCACAGAAGAAACAAGTAAGAAAGACGTATTTACTTTGCCTGATAATTACACAGAGTACAATGCAGGTAAAACAGAATACATAGTATTATAAGATGGCAAGAAGCAGAGTAAAATTAGTAAACACCGCACAAGACCCTAAAAGATACAAAGACAGTATCAAGGTGGTTAATTTAAGCGGTTATCAGACTCCTGAAGTAATTGAGCAACACAGTAAAGAGTGGGTGCTATATCTAAACGGAGAAAATGGAGAAGACTATTTCGATGGTCTTATCAATAACTATTTAGGTAGCCCAACCAATTCATGCTGTATCAATGGTATTACAGAGATGATATATGGTCGTGGCCTTGAGGCCACAGACAGCTCTGAGAAGCCTGATATGTATGCTAAGATGAAGCTTCTATTGAGGCCTCGTGAAATGAGAAGGGTAGTAAATGATTATAAGCTTCTTGGACAAGCTGCGGTACAGGTTATCTACAATAAGCAAAAGACTGCAATCACTAAGGTACTCCATTTTCCAATGGAGACCTTGAGAGCGGAGAAGGCTAAAAATGGTCGTATAGAAGCTTATTACTACCACCATAAGTGGGCAGAGATAAAGCCTTCTGATAAACCTAAGCGTATTCCTACATTTGGTAATGGAAGTAAGGGAGAGCTTATTGAATTATATATATTCAAGCCATACAAGCCAGGGTTCTATTATTATGCCCCTGTAGATTACAATGGATGTTTACAGTATTGTGACTTAGAAGAAGAGGTAGCAAACTATCACATTAATAACATTCAGAATGGGCTTCAGCCTTCATTACTGGTTAACTTCAACAACGGAGTTCCTAATGAAGAAACTCAAGAGTTAATCGAAAGAAAGATATATGATAAATTTAGCGGAAGCTCGAATGCAGGTAAGTTCATACTTACGTTCAACGAGTCAAGTGAGGAGCAAGCGACTATTGATCCAATTCACCTCCCTGATGCCCATGCGCAATATCAGTTCTTGGCTGATGAGTCGAGAGAGAAGATAATGTTAGGTCACCGTATTGTTTCACCTATTTTATTAGGTATTAAGGACAATACTGGATTTGGTAATAATGCAGAGGAGCTTCGTACAGCTTCTATCATCATGGACAATATGGTTATTAGACCATTTCAACAGCAGATTATTGATGGCTTGGATGAAATCCTTGCCTTCAATAACATCGTGCTTAACTTATACTTCGTAACCTTACAACCAATAGAATTTACAGAACTTGATAATATTGAAACACGAGTTAAACGAGAAGAAGAAACAGGTGAAAAGCTGTCAAAACAAGTGCAAGAAGACTTGTCGGATTTGTCAGACGAAGAAGCCAATGACATCTTCGACCAATTAGAAGAGATGGGTGAAGTAATCTCTGATGAATGGGAACTTGTGTATACGGAGAAAGTTACTGATGAGAACGAGGAGTTTGACTTTACTAAGCTATCTGAGGTGAAGCGTAACGATGCTGCACCCTCTAAGAAGAGTTCTCAGGACAATAAAGGTTTCAAGGTACGTTATGCATACATGCCAGTGAGAAAGTCCCCTGAGAGTCGTAATTTCTGTTCTAAAGTAGAGTCTTTAACAGAGAAGGATATTGTATTCCGTTTAGAAGACATCAATCAGATGTCTTTCAGAGGGGTCAATAGAGAGTTAGGCCATAAAGGCCGTAACTATTCTCTCTTTAAGTATAAGGGTGGCAAGAACTGCCATCACTTTTGGGAGAGAAGAGTATATAAGAAGAAACAACAAGTAAGCGAAGAGGAAGCATTGTCTGAAGGATTTGAAGCACCAAACAATCCAAGCGAGGTAGCTGTAAGACCTATAGACATGCCAAATAAAGGTGCTTACCCAACAACTAAATAAAGATGGCACAGAAGGCATTATTTGTTACGATACAGGATATAAAACAGAAGTCTATTATCAGTGGAAATGTAGACCCTGATAAGGTGGTGCAGTTTGTTGAGGTTGCTCAAGACACGCATATTCAGAATTACTTAGGAGGTACGCTATACAAGAAGCTACAGACTTTAATATTGAATGGTACTATTGATGATGCTGGTAATGCAGACTATAAGACTCTGTTAGACACTTATGTTAAGCCAATGCTTATTTGGTTTACTCAGAGTGACTATTTGCCATTTGCCGCCTTCCAGGTTGGCAATGGCGGTATCTATAAACACAGAAGTGAGAATGCAGATAGCGTTAGTATGAATGAGATCAACATGCTTATTGGTAGAGCTGCTGAGACTGCTGAGTTCTATACAAGAAGGTTCATGGATTACATGGACACTAATAGCGAGCTATATCCTGAATACACTACGGTAAATACTGAGGATATGCATCCTGATAAAGATGTAGGATTTCATAGCTGGTATTTAGGATAGTATGGGTAAGACAAGGGGAAAGTATAAACCAAAGGAAGAGAATATAAGAAAGCTATTTGCTTTCTTGCGTAAAGAACAACAGATCACCTCAGCGGAGGTTAATAATAAAGAGAAATGTCAAATTCAATAGACTGGGGTAGCATATATTGTGAGACTTGGTGGGGAGATGTCTCTAATGAGCTTACTTTGCATATTGATAGTCAACCACCTTGTTTTGAGTCGTAATGAATAATACAATAGACTGGGGAGAAATATATGAATCTACTTGGTGGGGAGTAGGAGTAGACACTAATACTATTGGGTGGGGTATTGTCTATAAGGACATAGCTGAACAAGCGTATTGGCAGTATCAGAACTCTTACTACCAAGATGAGATTAACATATGGAATGATATTTAAAATATAAAATATGGCAACATTAACAAACACAAAGATTAAAGACACTTA